AATGGATGGTGAAACACACATCCCAATCACAACATTTCAGGGTGGTGTGCATGGACGAGTGGAGGACACGGGGGGCAACCTGCGAACCTACAACGGTGTCGGCAGTGAATTCCTATTCAATGTGGTCACCAACGCTAAGCGTGATAATGGTGATTTGTGGCCCGCCTATGACCTTGATTCATTCCCACATCTCCCTGTTGAGCGAAAGGGTTTGGATTTGATTAGCCGTATTTCGTCCAAGACTGATGCCGAAACACCGGGCTACATTGAAGTCAATGGTGAAGTGGTTGGGACATTTGACAGCATAGCCGCAAACATCGGTGCGAGCGATTGTTTGAGTGAAGGTGTCGGTGCGTGTTGCTTTTTGGTAAATGCAAGACCTGCCGATCTCGCCCTCCGAAAGAAGTGGACGGGGCTTTTCATTGACAGGAAGGGCAATACCAAGGACGCTCAAATCAAAATGCTCTATCCACTCCCTGATGCACACGGCATTCTGTTCTTTGGTGGTGGACACACAGGAACGGTCTTTGACATCAGTGATGGAACGGACAACGACTACTCCGATTTTTACACACACCACTATTCAAAGGGGACAACGGGGTATAGTGGCTTTCAAAACCTGCACGAAGTGCAGACTTCCGCCGCTGTCCTTGACTTCACGAACATCAAGAACAGCGATAGCGTGAAGGAAAACACCTACCGTGGATTACACAGCAAATTTGTGGTGAAGAACAGCGGAGAGTCCGTAGCCGATGCACATTATGTTGAAAACGACTGTATGTTTTATTGCCGTCTTAATGAGGACGAGTTATTCAGCACCGATCATGGGACTGCGGGCAAAGAAATCGTAGCCGAAACCATGTTTGGGCGCAAATTATTCGCTTTCGGTAATTTTTCAGCGAGTGCGCTTAGCGGTGGGAATGAGCCAATGACCGCTGACCCTGAATCAAAGGGACTGAACCTCGCTACATCAAACAATGCGGGCTTAGCCCTTCACAAAATCGTTAGTGCGGGTGAAAAGAAAAGCCAATTCCGTGTCACTGTGCCTGAGTCCTTTGGGTCATCAGGTTCATCGTTAGCCGACTACTCAATTTCATTCTTCTTCTCAGCAAAACCGAACACGGGGTCATGGTCAAGCCAAGGCTACGGCAACGGTCCTGTTATTCACGGTATTGATGATGATGGCTACGGGATGGGTGTGAGCATTGAAACAAAACAGGCTACCGCCTCCACGATGAGTGTGAATTTTGTCGCCCGTGTTTCAACAGGAAGCGCAGAATACGACTATGTTAGCCCGACTCAAACGCTAAACAAAGACGCTTGGCATCATGTGGTCTTTGTTCACGATGCAGGAGACGATGACGGAACATTTTATGTCAATGGGGTGGCTTTAGCGGCAGGAACATCCACAGCCGCCGCAAATACGGACAATGTGGACGAGGGTTCGTATAACGCAGGAACGGTTGCCGACACCCCACACCTTCCCATCGGTATCGGCGTTCCTACACTCACCGCAACGGGCGTTCTCATCAACAATGCGAGCAATTACACTGCGGGTGAAACCAAGACTTTGGAAGTGGACGGCAACACCATCTCTTCACATTTCAGCATTGGTGATGAAGTGCTGACAAACGGTGGCGATTTGCTTGGTATCGTGCATTCAATCGGCACTAACACAATTACGCTCACCACAAAGAATATCGTGGCTGTCAATAACAATGACGACCTCAAGAAGGTCAGCGCACTATCACTCAGCAACCTTCATGGGCGAAGCACCAACATGATGACAATTGGGATGGCTTTGCACACTTACGGCGCAACATCAACCTTCTATTATGGTAGGGATCATGGTGGAGGAACAAGAAACGCCTATGACCCTATTTACTTCAAGGGGGCTTTATCGGATGTGGCGGTGTGGAATAAGCAATTGTCACAGGCTGATGTGACGGAATTGTATTCAGCGAGAACGGTGTGGGATTAAGCATGGGGGAGGTTAGGTCATTCAAACGGCAGGACTATCCTGCTGACACCCGCAACATGGGTGATGATGATGACAGACCCCCAAGTGGCTATTTCAGCCTCCACTTCACATACCCTGATACCGAATATACTGACCCAACAGATTTCACATGGGGTGGTGGTCCTGATGCGAACAAACTTGGTATGCACTTCTTGGTGCGAACCAATTTGGCTAACGACTCCGTAGGCACATATTCTAACAACGACAATTTCTATGTTATCGATCTTAAGCGTGCAGGGGAAGCGGCGAGTGCCGCATCCTCGTCATTGACTTATGACATGGGAACACGAGAGGCGGCGATGATGATTGCATCGTCAATCAATTCTTCTCGTGATTACCAAACGGGTGAACACTCACGGGGTCGCTACCTGCGTGCTAAATATCAAAAAATGAGTGGACGGGGCAGTTATCAAGGGCGTAGCCTCAACGACTTGGATTTCTCTTCAGGGGAATTCACTGTTTCGGGCGCACATGACATTGGATCGACCTATGTTCTTAGCCTAACTTCATCCGCTGTGTTATCCACAGTCAAGGTGGGCGATTCGCTTTACACCGCAGGTGCAAACACTCGCTTCATCGGTAAGGTTGTAGCGGTAAGTGTCGGCTTAAACCAAATTACATTTGAAGAACCGATTGCTGTGGACTTGGCTAACAATGCAAGCATCCGCAACGGGCGTTTAGCCATGACATTCACGAACACATACACTTCAATTAGGGATGTTCCGGGCATCAACCTACCAACCGACATCCCACAAAAAGGCAAAATTACAGCAGGGGCTAACACACTATATTACGACTCTTGGAAAATTGGTGCAAATGACAATTTCGTGAGAGCAAGTGGCTTACCAAGCAATCAAGCGGGCGAAATTGTGTTTAACATTTATAACTACTCAACAGCCACCGACTACACAAAATTAGCCACTGATTTCACAATTGTCAATGATAACAAAGAACAGCACACTGTTGTTGTATCATGGGAATCGGAAGCCCCAACAGGCGGTGGCTATTGGGGGACGGCTAACGGTGGTCCTGTGGTGCAGGGTCTTGGTGCGCCTCTCCCTGTTTGGTATATGACAGCCAAACCAATGGACGGGGGCAACATGGGGTTGCCTGACATTACGCACGAATCACGGGGGGCGCAACCATCTGCCCTTAGCGGGCATGGGTATAGCCGATTCTCCATTGAAGGGCTAAATTCCTGTGCTTTGCCTGACCTTCCTCCGCCCGATATGCCGTTTGATGGACCTGTTATCATGGGCGAGGTTGCCGCCGATCCGTTTCAGTGGACGGGGCTTAATGACCAACGCACTGCTGTTGAAAGCGGTGATGTGCTGATTGAGGATGTTGAATTCGGAACAGAATTGGACAGCCTTGAATTGCGCCCTACGGATTGTTTCGTTAGCACTAACGCAACACTCGCATCAGGTCAATCGTCTTTCAAGGTTATCACACCAAACACCAATTTCGCCAAGCATTTCGCTGTTGGGGACACCATTTATGCGAAGAACAAAGACACTGTTGGCGTAGTGAGCAGTGTCGTCAATACGCACACAACGGGACTTCAAACACTCGGTCCTACACATCGCCTAACAAGTGCTGTGGTTGAAGTCCCACTAACGGCTACAACCACTCTCGTTGATAACACAGGAGGATATGCGACAGGGGTCACATCAATCAGTGTGAACGGGGGCAGTGCTTTAGATATGCTTCCCATGAGTCCTGACTTGTATGACAGTGATGGGGCGTTCATAGGAACAATTTCATCCATAAGCGATGCCTCAACCATTGGCTTCCATGAAACCAAAGTCGCTTTGAGCGATGATGATGTTCTCCACATTACACCACGAAGTGCGAGCGTTTATTCTCACATCATCACATCATCCGCACCTGACGACATTGATGTGTTTGACGCATTGGTGAACGCAAACGATGTTCTCATCGGATATGTTGTGGCTAAGTCGGGCAATACGCTCACTCTCGGCGGAGGCACTTCTCAAATGTTGATGCCCAACGATCCGATTTACAAGCGCATCCCTATCACCGAAGAGGTTGTTCTCACTTCAACGGGTTCTGCATTTAGCGATAGCACTGCCGTGGCGACCACTACAACGGGTAGTGGTTCGGGCTTAACCGTGGATATTTCAACCAAAGGTGGTAAAATTTTCAAAGTCGCCGTCAATTCCGCAGGGACAGGCTACAATGCTGAGGACAGTGTGACTATCCCTCATCCGGGGACGGGTGTTCTCATCAATAACCCGCCACCCCCGCCTCCCGGTGGTTATATGCCCGGCACTAACATTCTTGCTGTGAATGGAAATGATGCAACCGACTATTTTGCGATAGGTGATAACATTTACAACAGCGCAGGGTTGGAATTAGGCGAGGTTCAATCCATCACAGCAACACAAATCACCCTTGTGAGTCCACTCGGTTTGCTCATTCCGTTATCGCATGGGGAAGAATTGTTTGGCGCACCTGCTGAAATGACACACAAAGCAGGATTGACGGGCGGTGAATACACACAAAGCGACTTTGATGCGGGCATGAGCCTTGTGGTGTTTGACAAGAACGCTGACGGAATCACTGTGCTATCACCCGAAGTCTTGGGTCAAGGGTATGATTTCAAACAATACCATAGTGAGGTGAACGCAGGTTTGTTTGTGTCATCAACGGACGAATTGTTGTTCACGACATCCACCCCCGTTGGATCGGCAACATCGCACACAACCTACACCTCATCCAAAGTGAAGGTCAAAGAATTGCACCAAACGATTAGCGCACTTACGGAATTGTATCGTGCTACACCTAAAATCACCCTTTCGTCAAACACGACCATTCCACTCTATGATGGACAACCACTTTTCAAAGACGCAAAGTCGGACAAGTGGAGTATTGCTTTGGAGAATGGTTTCACGGTGGATGCTGACTTCTCATCCTTCACCAACGCAACCGATACGGATTATGCGTCATTGAATAGCATGACGAAGGACACTGTGGCTAAAACGAAGGCGGCAATCAAGCATGGGTTCAAGTCCGAGAGGACAACCCAAACGGCTAACACAAGTCCATTTGAAGGTGATTTGGGGTATGTGAACAGACCATACCGAACAGTCCGTAATGTCAATGCCGAGCGTGTTCGTGGGCTTTACATTCCAAACGAAGAAAGGGTGTGGGAATCCATGCCTGTCGTTGATGACACAGGACAGGAATTGATTTTGGAAGGTGGCTCACCATTCGGCACAGTCATCAAGGATTTCACCCACAAGCAAAGCCGAATCAACCCGAACACAGGGACAGAAACCACTCTCCCCTCCACTGTGGGTAGTGGCATTGAACCCAATTTGGAAATCAATCTCCCATCGCAGGATGAAATACCCGGCAACATTCTCGTGCGCTCAGGACACGATCGTGTCCAAGCGTGGTCAAACCTCACATGGGGCATGGGTGGTCTTTCAGCACCAACCGCAGGGCTTGCGGGTGAAGCCGAATCATCCTCCAATGATGTGCGTGTCACAGCGTTTGACACACATGACCGAGTGTTGCACTTTCACCCTGTGCGTATTCTTCACGACAAAATGGAGAGTCAATTTGGCTTGAGTCTCAACACGACTGTCGGTGCTGTGCCGAGTGGGACAACGAGGCTCTTTGCCGCACACCGCTTGAGCGATCACACCGAGCGTGGTTCTGTTCTCATGGAAACCGACAACGGTGCTGACGGGTCATACCTGCACGCACACCACCGTATTCGTTTCGGTAGGCAGGGGCATCACTTTGTCGCCCCTCTTACCATGAGAGGCACACCTATGTCCCTGCGTAGGCAATTGCACCGTTCACATGGGTCAGCGTATTCCTTGTTGTTTGAGGCTGAATCCGAACACAAACATTGGGGCTTTCAATCAACATACGGAGGTAGTGATAACCCTGCTTCCGCTACGCTGTATTACCTTGATACGATGGAGGTTAAGGGTGAAGCCTACAACACAGGTTCGTTTGCTTCCGATGGCTTCCCAATGAGCGAGATTGAAGATGCGGGCTTACCGAATTGGCGCAGGTATGACGGTGCTGTGCCTCACGACCAAATTGATGTGTTGTTCGCACCGGGTCAATTGCACACAAAGGTTGAGGGTGCTAAGCAACAAGCGAAATTCATCAGCAACCACCATGGTCAAAGCACCACACTCGGTCCTTATTCTAACGCCGCTACATCAGGACCTATCGCACTCACCACAGGTTCACGGACAGTGAACAACCGCCATAATGCAGGTGAAGAATTCACACTCAACGGATTCATGGTATCGCAGTATTTGCTCATGGGTGGTCGCCCCGACCCCTCCATGCTTCATGCTGACACACAGGCGTATCATGCGCCCTATGTCTATGCGATGACAGGACACAACGCAGGGTGGAGGACGGCTCGTGTAGGCACAGAATTAGCGACTGTGCCTCCATTGATTGCACACGATCCTGAGATGGTCAATATGTCGGCTGTGCCTGTGGCGAATGTGGAATCCCCGTCAAGTGCGAGCCACTTTGATGCTGAGGACTCACACGCTGACTTGGCTTTAGTGTCGGGTAGTGATACGAATTCAAATGCAATACCTGACGCATTTTTATGCACATGGTTGGCTGAATACAGTCACCCTGCACTGCTTGGCACAAGCCGTGAGCATTACATGACATTCCGCTACCGACAGGCAGGTATGCCCTGTGCTGTCGATCAACCAAGTGTGCGTGGTTTGTTCCTCCGTAATGCACCTGCGATTGACACATCCTCAGTGGACGAGGGTATGCCCTTTGAGCGAGTTTATGCGTTTCAATGGCTACAACAATACGGCTACAATGGACTCAACGCAGGTGGGCATGGAAGCAATTGGGGACAGCGTGCCGCGGGTGCGGTGCTGATGGGTCATTCGGGTTTGCGTGAACCACACGGCACACTTGAATTGCGTCAGCATTTCGTGCAACACGGCTCAAGCACACGGTATTCTCGTGGTGAAGGTATTGGTGATGGACTCAACCCACGAAAGGATGTAGTGCGTTGGAAATTGGATGTGGATAGCACCAATTCATACGAATGGAATCAAATCACCACAGTCCAAAATCCGATGGTCGCTGTTGATTGGTCAAGGCGACTACCTGTGCGTGCCTTTGGGTTTAGAGGTGCGTCCGATGCGTTGAATATGCTTGCGGGCGACCCTGCCGAAACAGCCACCGACATGAACGCTATCCTGCGTTCCGCACGATTTGACGGTGGTAAGCACGACAGCCTCAACGATTTGCCCACGGGCGGAGATTGGCCTTGGGGAAGTGCAACAACCTACACGGGCGTTGAGCGCCCTGTGCCTATCGGCATGGTAGTGAGCCAACAAACCAATGAGGGTATTGACGGACAAGGCGTGAATCGCTTATCCAACGAGCCTTGGGACGAAACGGAATTACCTGTGGGTATGGGGCGTGCGCTCAAGGAAGAATCGCTCGGTATGGTATCGCCAAGAGCCATGCCATCAGGTGTTATGGATGCACACCGAACAGAATTCGCCACCATCACAGGCTCAAGTGCCAAATTCCTACAAGCCAAGTCAATGAACACAGGACTCGATCCTATCATTGGGTTGAATTACCACTCAGGGGACAGGGCAAAGGCTTCCGACTCCGTTGAAGCCGTCTATCAAGCCGCCGAATTCGGTGCGAGTGTCGGTAGTGAATTCTATCATCACAAGGGCAACAACCTACACCTCAATGCTCACCCTGTGGACATCAAAGCCAACGGTGAAACGGATAATCAGCACTTCCCTGCTGTCGGTTGGGGTTCAAACCTCAACATGAAGAACAAGAGCGAGGCTGAGCGTGGAACAAAGCCAATCCCACTCCATGAAATTGCAGACCACAGGCAGGTGCAGTCCGATGTTGCCCCTCGTTTGGGATTAACGGTGGAGACACACAGTGAATTCACCACAGCACGCAACACGGATTATGTAGTCACAAGCACAAAGGCTGTGTCCCTGCATTCCGACTTGGCTGTGGGTCAAATGTTCCCTATCACCCCATCATGGGTGCAAGAAACACGATGGACGAAGTATGGTGCATCGGAGGATAGCATCACCACCACCGCCGCACGCCCTGACGAAACCTACGGTGGGCGAAGCGACCCCAACCAACGCTCAGCAAAGCCAAAGTGGACTCTCAACGAGGACAAGGATTTGGCTGACATTACCAACACCTACACCGATGACATCCTACAAGCCA